TCTGCGCCATCAAATGTTGGTGGTACTGGTAGCACATTTAATACTGGCTACTATGACCCAATGCAACAGCAGTTTTAAGGAATAATCATGGCACAAGAATCAATCGTAGGTGGATTGTTTGGACTTACTCCTCAAGCGTATGAGAGACAGCAATACCAGCAATCATTACAAGAAGGTCAAGCATTTGGCACTCCTGAAGGTCTTTATGCCTCTGCTGCACAACTAGGCCGAGGTCTTGGTGGTGCTATGGGTGCTGTAGACCCAATGTTGCAAAAGATTTCTGCACAGAATCAGATATTGCAAGGATTGGATGTCAATAATCCAAATGCAATATCAGGCGCAATTGATCAAGCGACACAAGCTGGCATTCCTGAGTTGGCCTACAGACTGACTGCCCTTAGAGATGAGGCAACCTCCAGATCACAGGCGCAACGAGGTTTGCAGTTAAGTCAGGCAGCGCAACAGTTATTGCCACAAATAAAGAATCCTGATGGAACTATCAACGAGGAAGTTAAAAACCAGTTGATGTCATTCCCACAGGGTAGAGCAGCCATTTCTGAGATGGCCAAGGTTATCCCTGATTTACGCAGAATTGGCGCAGCTGGTGGCCAAGAAGAAAATCCATTTGCGGTATTTCTAAATGATCCAACTATTCCTGCAACTGTAAAAATAACTGCACAACAGTTGTCTAATAGTTTGAAACAAGGAATTCTCGATCCAGAGAAGGTTGATGCAAGAGTTTCAGAATTGAGTGCGGCTGCTCAAAGAGGGCAGCAGTTCCAACAGGCACAAGATCAACTTGCAGAATTTAAGAGGCAAGGTCTTGAGAACTCTCGTCAATCATTGGCTTTGCAAGGACAAATGGCCAAGATACAACAACAAAATATTGACTTTAATCAAAGCATAAAGCAACAACAACTTGATGCAAAACTTGAAGAAGCCAAGAAGAAGCCTTTGCCAGCGTATTTGGCTAAGAGTGAAGAAGAAGATTTTGATGTTGCAACAACTGCAACAAACCTTGCTACAGATTCAAATACATTTATAAACCGCATTAAATCTGGTGAGATCAAGTTTGGATGGAAAGATAAGGCAAGTATCAAGGCCAGAGAGATTGCTGGTTCTAATGATCCAGATGTCATTGCCAGACAAGATTTTGATAAGTTCATTCAACGGATGACTTCCGAGAACTTGCGCCTTAACAAAGGTGTTCAAACTGACAAAGACTTTGAGCGTGAAATGAAACTGTTGCAGTCAGCAGAATCAAAGGCAAGTGCTGCCAAGATCATGCAGAACTTGGTGGACATCAACATTAGAAAAGTCAAGAATGCTGATGAATCAATCATGCGCCGCAGAACCAATGCGGGTTTCAATGCTCCAGAACTAAGAATCGAACTACCAACTTTCGAGCCTCACATATTCAGCGATTCTGACTATGCGTCTTTCTTGAAGAATCCTAAATATAAATCTGGAACAGTATTTGTTGACCCTGATGGGGTTAGAAGGGTGAAACCATAATGTCAGACAACTACAAACTAGCACCTTTAGCTGAAGGTGAAAAAAGAGTCTCAGTCTTTCAAGAAAAGGCACCATATTCGCCACTTGCTGAGACTGCAAGGGCGTTTGGCCAAGGTCTGACATTTGGCACATTGGATGAGATCGAGGCAGCATTGCGAACTGGTGCCATAAGTGGTGCTGAGTATGAAAAGCAACGCAATATGCTGAGAGAACAGCAAAAGCAATTTGGCGAAGATATGCCTTATGTCAAGACACCAGTTGAGATTGCTGGCGGTATGGCCGTTCCATTTGGCATGATTGGTAAAGGCGTTAAAGCATTAGCACCAGCGGAACAGGCATTAGTAACTGGAACTACTCTAACTGGCCAAGCAGCCAGAGGAACAGCTTTAGGTGCTGGAACTGGCGCATTGTCTGGTTATGGCTATGCTGAAAAAGATGCTGGTGAAGCGGCTGGCATGGGTGCTATTTTTGGTGGGGTCTTGGGCGGTACTGTGCCAATCGTGATCGACAAGGCTGGCTCTTTAATGAGAAATGTCTTGAACGCATCTGGCATTGGTGATCAAGCAACAGCATCATCAAAGATGTTGGCCAACTATATGCAGAAAGACAATCTGACTCCTCAAGAGGCGCAGATGGCATTGGATGAGTTGCGCCGAATTGGTGTGCCAAATCCAGTTATTGCTGACCTTGGCAAGAACCTAAAAGACTTGGCCTATAGTGCCTATGTCGTTCAATCCAAGGCAAAGGGTGCAACTGAGTCATTCTTGGAAAACAGACTGATTGATCAGCCAAACGAGATTGTTAAAGGTCTAGTTGAGAAGGCAGGATTGGCCAAGAATGTCAATGGCTATGAGTATTTGACAAGTCTGGTTGAAGAGCAGGCGAGTGCTGCTAGTAGAGCCTATCCAAAGGCATACAGTCTTGCAGTTGATGCAAGGCCATTCAGAACCTATGTGGATAGACCAGTATTTATTGATGCCTATAAAGAGGCTGAAAAACGTGCGGCTGTTCAAGGCGAAACATTACCTCCTCTTGATTCAATTCGTAATGCTCAATCTGTACCAACAGACATATTGCACCAGATCAAGATTGGTCTAGATCGTGTTATCAATAAAGAAACAGATGCTGTAACTGGCAAAGTCACGGGCTATGGTACTGATGTCATCAAAGTAAAAAATGAGTTTAATGATCTGATCAAGGCCAAGAATCCTGACTATGCCAAGGCAAATGCTGAGTTTGCTGACTCTGCAAGGATCAAGAATTCGTTTGAGATGGGGCAGAAATATCAGAGCCTCGATGTCCAAGAGGCTGCCGCAAAACTTAAAGGTTTTAATGAGGCCGAGAAAGAGGCATTTCGTCTTGGCATGATTGCAGATATTAACAAGCGTGTGGGTGATTTCAAGGGTGGAGACTTCACCAGACAGGTGTTTAAGTCAGACAACCAAAAGCTGTTGGTGCGTTATGCCTTTGACGATCAGGCTGCTTACAACGAGTTTTCTCAGTTTGTAAAGGGTTTGGCACAACAAAGCAAAACTGCCAAGGTAGTGATCGGCGGTTCTCCAACTGCCCCTAGACTTGCCACCCAAGAGGGTGCAGGCCAGATTGGTCAGATGGCGCAAAGTGCCGCTACTGGTGATTTGTTTGGATTGGCTAGAGCAGCTGGTTCATCAATGCTTGCCAGAACAAAAGGCATTGGTTCTGAGACATCTGAGGCATTGCAAAAGCGTTTGTTCTCAACAGACCCAATTGAGCAAAGAGCAATCCTGAGTGAATTGAATCGTAGAGTTAAGGCAAGACCAACTGGCTTGCTGTCTGGTGCAGCAGGCGTTGGAACTCTCAGCGGAATCTTGGGAGATTAGAGATTGACCCTTTCAGCCTACTCCTCCTTGCCCAAGGCGCAGTCTCTGCAATCAAGCAGGGATGTGCGATGCTCCATGAGGGCAGGATGGAACTGGAAGGTGCAAAGAAAACAGTTGAAGGTGTCATATCAGATGTCAAAGCAATTAAGGGAATCTGGGATTGGCTCATTGGCTTACTTAGTGGAAAGCCAAAGTCCAAGTCAACAGAAGCCCCAAAGCCTTTGGCGAAAGCGAAAGCAGCCTCAAAGAAACAGCAGTCTTATGAGGAAATGGAAATCCAGATCATCAATGATGTTGGTATCCAGCTAGGAAATTTCTTTGATATACAGGCTCAATTAAAGAACCATTACGCCTCTCTAGAAGCGGAATCCAAGGAACACTATGACCCTACTCAAAACACCTCTAAAAAAGCGATTGAGAGAAGCCTAGTCGAGTTGCAAATGGAGAATTTGGATGCCACCATCAGAGAACAAATGACGATATATGCGCCTGCTGAACTGAAGGCTATATACACAAGGTTTCTGAGGATGTATGCAAAAATCCAGCAAGAGCAAGAATGGGCTAGGGCAGAGGAAGTCAAGAAGTTAAGACATCAGCGTTGGAAACAAGAACAAGAGGAAATCTGGTTGATTGAAGTAACAAGTGCGGTAATTGCTGTGACATTCATTTCTCTAATCTTTGGGTGGTTAATGTGGCAACTACGAAACTTGTCTGGTGGGTTTTAATTGGGGTGGCACTATGTCTAATAGTTGCCACAACAAGCATTGCTTACATTGAAACCATGTACATGAAGGCTCAATTGAAACAAGAAATCAAAGAACTGCGAAAACTCAAACGAGAACTGAAAGAACAGAAATGAAATACCTTATATGTATAGTTTTTCTGTTTTTGTATGCGTGTGATGACCGATACAGATACTTTTGCCAAGACCCAAAACATTTTTCAGCTAAACGCTGTCAGCGTCCTGATTGCCAGTTCACCCAAGATTGCCCAGATTACCTAGTTGCACCTATATTGGAGAAACAAGTTGTCCAACCCACCCAAGTACCAACTCAACCGACTACTGAGCCAAGAGGAAATTGAAATACGAGTTTGGGCTTGCGTAGTCCTAATCGTGACAATCATCCTCGCTGGCATAGTGATTTTTATGCTCTATAGCCTGGCTTTCGTCGTTCAGCCAATCAAAAGCATGGCTCCGATTGATCAGGCTTTTGCCAAAATGTTGAATGACATCGTGTTATTGATCGTTGGTGGCATTGGTGGAGTGATGAGTCGCAAGGGAGTTCAGACTGTGGCTGAGAAGATGGCAACGCCTACAACGCCACCTCCAACGCCTCCTAGCACTCCTCCACCAGCCCCATCAGCTAACACCTCAACTTGGACATCTCCATCTGGAGCATTGCCTGCATGGATAAACCCTGTCTTGGATGAAGAGTGGCGGGCACCACCACCTCCGACTACACCACCAGATTATGTTGATCCTGCCAAGGAAGAGATAGCCAATGAGCGGGCGTTAGCAAAGGCTGAAACATGATCCCTAATCCTTGGATGATATTAGGTGCTATTTTTGTAGCTGTCAGCGTCTATTTCTATGGCCACCATAAAGGTTGGGATGAGCGTGATGCTGAAATGCAAGCAGAGATTGCCACCAAGAATGAAGAATCTAGAGTTAAAGAACAAGAACTTGCCAAACAATTAAATGACCAATCATCAAAACTTTTGGAGGCCAACAATGCCATATCTGAAAAACAGTCTAGTCTTGATCGTGCTATTCGTGCTGGTCGGGTGCGCCTCCCGTCCACAAGTTGCGTACAAACCAATGGAAATCCCTCCGTTGCCAGCGGAAATAGCAACCAAACGTCAAGCGAATCTGACACAGAGACTCTCAGACTTATTGCTCAAATCGCCGCAGACGGAGACAGGGCAATCAACCAACTCAACGCCTGCATCGATGCCTACCAAGCAGTAATGGAGAAATCAAATGGTAAACGCTGAACAACTGATCAAACTCCACATTGGTGTGGAATGGGTGGATGCCTTGAATGAGACATTCTCTAGATTCAATATCACCACAAACAACCAGAAGGCTATGTTTATTGGTCAATGTGGCCATGAATGTGGCAACTTCCGCATCCTTGAAGAGAACCTAAATTACAAAGCTGCCACCCTAATGAGACTGTGGCCTAGGAGGTTTCCTACCTTGGAGAAGGCTAATGAATATTCTGGAAACGCTAAAAAAATTGCAAATTCTGTCTATAGCCTACGTATGGGCAATCGTGACGAAACTTCTGGTGATGGCTATCGGTTTAGGGGTCGTGGTTGTATTCAACTTACTGGCCACTCAAATTATTTCCATGCTGGCAAAGCATTGGGTGTCGATTTTGTTATGGAGCCTGACCTTGTGGCTACTCCTAAGTTCGCTGCCCTTACTGGGGGATGGTTTTGGTCTACCCACAACTGTAATGCTCCAGCGGATGCCCTTGACTACACTAAAGTGACTCGCATCATAAATGGCGGGACTATCGGGTTAGACGATAGGATTAAACACACACAACAGGCGTTGGCGGTCTTGGGTTAGTCTTTGTCCCAGCTAATATATAGGACTGCACCTATCACAATAATTCCAATGCAGACACCCATGCCAAGCAGAACAATGATAGTGAGTAAACTTTCCATTATTTCACCTTACTTTTAATTAAATCTTCTAAGCATTTCATCAGAGTAAATACTGCACTCAGGAATGAAGGTGCCAACATACCAAGAATAAAAATCGTGACATCATACATATCGTGTCTCCAAATACATTTCGTGGAATGCCCAGACAACTAGCCAATCCCACATTAGATTGGGGCAGTTCCCATCATGGTAATACTTTGCCATTTTTAGGCAATAGGATTTAGTTGGTGCTGGTTGTTTCATACTTTGCCTCCAGTTCGGTAACTCTGTCAGACAGCACACGAACCAACTCGGTCAAGACTGCGACTTCAGCAATTAACTTGGCCTCTTTGCTAGGATTGCGAATTATTTCTTTCCTGACATAACTCTGCTCCATTGCGCTAAAGAATTCTTTCTCCTCTGGCGTTTCTATTTGTATTGGCACAACTAATCCAATTGGTTTTCTAGTCATGTTCGCTCCCTTATTCTTTCAGCAATAACTTGTGAGGGGTGAGGCCAACCAACCGCCCATTCGTCAGCAATCTTTGCACACGCCTCACGTTCAGCTTTAATTCCACTATCTAAACCCTCAAGATAGGCTTTCTTTGACTCAACCCTGACCGCCTCCTCAATCATGCGCTTGACTAACTCATGTTCAAATGTTGCTTTCATGTTTTAAACCCAAATGTATTTGTTAAACATATAGACAAAGAAACCAAAAATTGCAATCAGCGCACAAAGGATGGCGAAGTCGCTGATCTGCGGCTCACGATAAGCACCTGTGAAGATGTCTTCATTCACATAGTCTTTAGGCCATGCCTCTTGCATGGTGCGTGGAAACACCCGAACAGTTGGATGGTTTTCTTCAACTTCTTCTTGCATCATTTTATTAAACTCCTGTAAGCGTTGATTGCGTCTTTCAGATCGTTTTGCAGCTGCTCAATATAGTTTTGTTGCTCTTGCATCTTAATATACGCCTCTTGAGCAAACTTGGCTAGATTCTCTTGGCTCCATGACTCGAATGTTGGCATTGTTATCTCCAAAATCTTTTAAGGTTATCGGTTGTAAATGTCTTTTGGTACTCAGTTTCTTTGGGGGTGGTTAACCTATTCTTTTGTGGCATAACTCCCGTGAATACTTCTTCTTTTGTTTTGAATATGCAAAAGCAAAGTTTGCAATATCTGCGGCGGTAAGTGAATTCTTCATTCTGGATGGTTTCGGTGATCGCAATCTTGTCACCCTCGCACTTGGGGCACTTCAAAATGGGACTCCATCCCAAGACCAAAATTCGCAATCCACAACCCCATTGACCCAATCGTCTGGCGGCGGGGCTTTGAACTCTTGGCACAGGCCAAGGCTGAATCTTTCGCAGCTGTGGCAGTTCACGGGTATGGCATTGATCTGCACCAATTGCTTTTGTAAGTGGCCTTTGATGGCGTTTAGTTCAACCAAATTCATAATCTCTTACCTCTATGTATTTTCCGTTTTGGCGGGTTGCAATGCGTTTGGGTCTAACCAAATGGTGTGGCTCAAAAGTTAAGATATTGACTGCCTCAGAAACACTCTGAGGATATTCGCCAAGTTTTGGATTGGTGCGTTTAAGCCACCAAGCGACAGCTTTCTGGCCTGCATAACCCGTATGGTCTAGGCAAACCCACTCGCTGGCGGTCTTCAAGATGCCTGCGTAATAGTCCACCCTCAGAGAATCTGGCTTGCCTTCCTTCTTGTGGGCGTGGTACTCGACTTTTGTGATGTCATGCCAGACCACTACCTGTTTGGATTGGGCAGACAGGAGTGCTGCATAAGATAACTTGGCATCAAGTGGCTTAACTTCTTCCTCTCGGATGGTTGCGCCACAAACTGTGCAAGTCAGGGCAGTTGCATGGTTGCGTTCACCACAGTTTGGGCAGATGCAAAATGGGGCTTCCTGATTACTGGTTATGCGTTTGGCTTTGCCAGTTACTGTGTCCACAGTACCCATCCTTGCAACTGTGTCGGTGAAGTCAAGAACCAAGCAATCGGTCTTGCCATCTGCAATGCGGGTGCCTCTTCCCATGCCTTGCACATACAGAACAGGGGATTGCGTTGGTCTGCACCAGATGATGCAATCCACATCTGGCACATCAAAACCAGTAGACAAAGCCAAGACAGTTACCAAGCAACGAATCTCGCCATTGCGGAAATCCCTAATAAGGTTTTCCCTGATGAGTTTGGGTGTCTCGCCACAAACAACAGCTGCTGAAACACCAAGGGAATTTAGGCGATTACAGAGGCTGTCTGCGTTAACGACACTTGGTGTAAACGCAATCCACTTCTTTCGTTCTTGGGCGGTTTTAATCGATTCTGTGGCTACTTTGTCGAGGTATTTCTCAACCTCGATGGACAACTCACCAATCTTGTAATCTCCGTTGGAGATGCCAACATTACTAGCATCGATCTGGGTGATCACTCCATAAGGTGGCGGGACTAATGGCGCAATGAATCCTGCATCGAGCAACTCACGCATGGTGACTCGACTAGCAAAGCCTGTAAACAACGGATCATCCCCATCTGTGAGCCAGACCCCATTACCCCTAAAGGGCGTGGCGGTCATGCCAACTGTGCGGAACTCGCACAGGTCTGACAGCTTGGCCAAGAATGTTCGGTACATCCCCTGCGCCTTGGTGTCCACCAGATGCGCCTCATCAATGATGACTGCCTTGATGTCTCCAAGTTTGTGGGCAGATTTAGCAATCGATCCTATGGTGGCCACAATGACATCTGCATCATGTTGTTTTTTGTTAAGGCTTGCACTCACAAAGCCAACCTTGATGCTTGGTGGCAGCAGGGCTTGCAACTTCTCGGCGTTCTGTTCTGCAAGTTCCTTGCTAGGCACCAGCACAACAGTTCGAGGGTGAAAGTCTGGCCATTGATCCCACATCTGGCGCACAACTTCAGCGCAGATGATGGATTTCCCTGCTGCCGTTGGTAGCACCAGCAAGGGAATGTCCGTCACCTCTTGGTGTTTTGTCCACCAATCAAACAAGCTGGTAACTGTGCGAGTCTGGTACTCACGCAAGATCATACGAACTTGCCTCCATGTTGCTTGCGTATCTCCAAGCATTGCTCGTCCACCAGAATAGTCTTGTCTGCACAGGCGTGGATTTCTTGACTGCTCAAGTGGTCTGGGTTCTTGGCTGGATCACCATTGGTAAAGCGTTTGCCGTCTGCCATTTCGTAGATAACGCAATCACGATCCATATCGATGGGTTTCGCAGTCTTAGCCAACAAGATCGGGATATATCGATGGTCATTACAACCTTCTCGTTGTTCTGTCGTTGACAAAATCGTTTGGTGGTTTTCGCAACTCCATTTTGCTTGTCCGTCCATCTCTGGCGTTGCGTGGGCGCATGATCTGCAAGATGGGGTTGGTACATCCGTTCCGTGGCAAATTGCGTGGTAGTCGCAGAACTTGCACTCATACCAACTAGGGTCAGTAGAGACACCAACAGGAGGCTCGGCAGCTGTAATAACTGCAATGGCTTTGTCAATGATGGCTTGAGCCTCTTGCACGTCAAACTCGATTCGTTCTGTATAGATTTCATCGTTATCCTTGTTGACCACAAAGTACAAAGCCCGTTTGCAACCATCATCTGCAAACTCATCCTGAGTCCACTTCATGTATATTTGCATCTGCGCCCAATGTTCGGGCTTGGCCTTCTTTACGCCATTTTTTTGCATATCTCGAAACATCTTGTCTGATGCGGTCTTGATCTCCAAGATATGCGGAGACTTGGGTGCCTGTGGCAAACCCGTAATGATGCCATCACAGTTGCCTTGGAAGTGGCCACCAGAAGACTCCTCAACAAAAGACCATTGCTTGCCAGTAGCTGGATTGTTTTGGTAAACAGTACAACCAATGCTTGCCAAGTCTTGATAGACCCTTGGCTCTTGCAAGTGGCCAGATTGGAACACTCGATACAGTCGGCCTGAGAACTGTGCAGCCTTAGACCAGCGGAAAGAATACCAATGCTGGCGCAAACAAGGCTTGCCAATGGCAGAGGCTCCAAGGTATGGACGCTGTAACTCAGAGCCATACTTTGCCTTGTAGTAAGCAAAGATGGCATCTGATACAGGGTCAACTACCGCAGTTGGTAGTTGTGCCATTCTTATACCTTCTTAGCCCAAGCAGGGGCTTTGGCAGAAGGTGCAGCAGCTGGTGCAGTTGGTGTTACATCAGCAACTTGTGCTGAATGCGTAGGTGTAGCACCAGAGGCAGACTCATAACCCTTGATGTTGTTGCTCTCTTGGTATTTGCCATCAGCCTCACGGACTGTGACTTTGACTCGCACAGGCTTGAAGTGCAGCGCAGAAGTGTCTTCCAACTTGATCACATTAACGGCGTGGCAAAGGGCAGACAACTGCGCCTGTGCAATGCGTTGGGTAGTCTCGCTGGTGTGCTGGATGTTCAGGTTGTCCCAAACTCGGCGGCCTTTGTGTTGGCCATCAATGATCTCCAAGGTCAGCTTTAAACCTTGGCCATTGCCAGAGGCAAGAGGGCGGATGTCAGACTCTGTTATGTGCGCCAGATAAGTGCCAGCGGGTAAAACTCCATTTGTGATCTGTGGAGCGACAGAAGATGCGTCAAAAGAAAAGTTGGCCATTTTTTAGATTCCTAAAGTTAATAAAGTTACGGATTGAAAGATCAAGACTGTGCTTTTGTTAAAGCGTCTTGGAATGTCGCCCAATCAAGCGACATATTGGATAAGCCAAAGCGGTTGCCACCGCAATGGGCTGGGTGAGCCTCAACGTGCAAGATGCGTTCACCCGTTGTAGTTGCCTTAGTTTCTTTCTTGTTAAAACCAGCGTCTGTTTTGCTGGTGTAGATGCGGTAGCCAGCGTAGCCAATCACATCTGCCCACTCTTGCACCAGAGCAGCGGCTCGGTCATGGAGTTTTAAAACATGGGAGTCATAGCCCTCGGTCAGAGGGTCTTCCACTCGTTTGATCTTGTCGTGGGCAATCAGGATGATGCCCATCTGCTTGGTGGATCGGAGGACTTCTAGACCAGTAAGAAGATTGCGCCATTCTTCAGCGGCGGCAACGTAGCCCTTCCCAAAGCCTGGCTGCTCAATGTTCTTCCAACCATTCGCCTTGCACACATGATCCTGCACCTGTGGCTCTAGCCAGTCGAGCGAGTCAATAAACAGCGTTTTGAAGTCATGCTCGTTGGTGATCAGCGTTTCAATAGCTGAATAGACCTCTTGCAAAGAACTAGCCAAAGGGAATGCGTTTGTGTCTACAGCGTCTGCACCATCTTCTGTGAGGATGCCAATGGCATTGGGTGCCTGTGATGCAAAGGTGGTCTTGCCGATCTTGCCTGCGCCAACAAGAACTATCTTGGGCGCACGGACACGGCGGGTCTTGGTGATTGATTTGAGATCGAACATATTAGTCTTTCAAAGTTACGGATGGTTTTGCGGGTTTGCTAGTGAAATACTTTGCGGCCTCTGCATAAGCTGGGGCATCGAGTTCTTGTAAGGCACGAAGTTGACGCAGATCAACATCTGGCTTCCAACGAAATGCTTTCTGCACATTGGCTCCAAGCATCTCGAACACAGCAGACAAGGCTTCTGCATCGACTGTGCGGGTCAGCTTCCAAGCGATAGAGAACTCCTCATCGTTGTGCGTACCCTCGCCACCATCTGGCGTGGCGTACAGCGCAAGAATCTTGTTCTCTACATCGAGGCGGTTCTTCTTGGCAGTTTCCTCTGCCATCTTTGCTGCTCTAAGTTCCGCAACAAGTTTAGTAATCATTGGAGTTTTCCTTCATATCTTCAAGGGCTGATTCGCAGATGTGATCTACGATGGACTGCATAAGCAGATGGGCAATGTCAACGCCATTGGTGGTGGCGTTAACAAGGTTCATGCACTCGTCTATGTCGGGTGCGTCTGGATAGTTTTCTTCTGGTGGTTCATACTCCAACTTGCATTGGAGTTCTACACCTTCAACCTCGCAGTTAAATTGGTAGAGGTCTGGTGTCATGCTCTGATCCCCCAAGCGTTAAATAAAGGTTTGGCATCATAGACAGGTTGAATTTGAACTGCTGATTGAAAGGAGCCAGCGGTTCTGTGGGTGGGTCTGCCCCATGCGTCTTTGGCGTTAAGGTTGACCAGTTGGCCACGGCGAACTGCCATATAGACGGCGTTGGGCGTAAAGCCCTCTGCCATGATTTCTTTGATCGTGCGTGGCTCGGCGCAAAACTCTTGCAGTCGAGTGATGTGGGTCATGCTGCCCACCATGCCACCAAGAGCCAAGCAAAGCCAACAGCTACCAAGGCGGCAGCGAAGATGTCTTTGAGGGTTTGTTTCATTTCAATTGTCCTGTAAAGGTTGAAAGGGATGGGGCTTGCGCCCCGTGGGAGATTAAGCTGCGGCCTTATCTGCAAATGCACGTTTGGCTTCTGTGCCTTGATCAATATAAGAATCAGAGCCATAAACTGGATCGACTTCACACCAGCAAGTAGAGGTTAAAGACTTACCTAATGCCAATGCTGCGTTAACTTTAGCAACTAGATCGGCAACGATAGTTTTTGCATCTTCACGAATATCAACAAAATTTGTTTCGCCAGTTTCTTCGCACTCGACTACTTCAACGCCAGCAAAAGATTTCTCGTGACGAAAACGGCGGCCAGCCTCGTTCTCGATAAGTACATAATATTTTTCAGCGATATAAGGATGACCATCACAAGAGTATCCTGCTTGATAAAGATCAGATGCTGAGTATGCTGTGTAAGTTGCGTTCATTTTGTTTCCTTTGGTTGACCTTGCGGCGTGATGTTCAGAGAACCTATTTCCCTGCCCATGACCAGAATTCTAGCAAAAAACTAGAGGTTTCTAGCGTTTTGATAGAAATATTTAAAAATAATTGCTATCGGTATCCCTAATAGGGTTTGCACCTATATCAACAGAGTTCTATCTTTCTGCTAGACTCGCTCCCCTATGAACATACCTAATATCACCCCCGAAGAGAGGCGAGAACTGGCCGAGAAGGTTGGACTCTCAGAACAATATATCTACCAATGCCTGACAGGAAGGCGAGAAATGTCTGCTTGGCAGGCTGTCTGGGTTGAGCAGGAGTCAGGTGGCAAGATCACCAGAAAGATGCTCTGTCAGGGGTCTTGGCAAGCCATTTGGCCTGAACTGGTGGAGGCACAAGCATGAGCAGTCTTACAAACATATTCCCTAACGGCTTTGCGGCTGCCACAGAGAGCCAAGACCTTGTGAGTCCTGTCGAGGGATTTACCAAGCATTGTGAGGCACAAGGGCTGGTGATCAGAGACTTGATCGCAGATGGCGAGATACACAGAGTGCCTCATATCTCTTCTAAGAAGGGTGCAGTTGATGGTTGGTATATCTTGCACCTAAGTGGCAAGATTCCTGTTGGTGTAGCAGGCTGTTGGAAGGAGCCAACCTTTGAGTCGAAATGGATGGCAGACATTGGGCGCAGTATGTCATTCTCTGAGAGGTTAGAGCATGACAAGTGGGTTGGAGAGTTCAAAGCCAAGCGTGAAGCTGACAGGGTGGCAAGCCAACAGGTGGCGGCTGAGAAGGCAGAGGATGAGGTTAGTACCTATGCTGATGCAAGTGCAGACCATCCATATCTGGTGAGGAAGAGGATCGAGCCTCATGGGATAAAGATTGATCGTGCAGGCAGGCTCGTTGTTCCTGTGAGTGATAACCAAGGGGAAATCTTGAGTTACCAAACGATTGATGCGGAAGGCAATAAAAGATTCCTCAAAGGTGGCAAGATCGAGGGTGGTTTTTATGAACTCAGAGGAAATCGCAAAGTTATTTTTATTGGTGAAGGGTTCGCAACCTGTGCGTCAATTCACCAAGCGACAGGGTTCACCACTCTGGTGGCGTTTGACTGTGGCAATCTTGCCAAGGTAGCGAAGAGTGCCAAGGAAATGTTCTTGGGTTCTCGCATAGTTATCTGTGCAGACAATGATCAGTTCACGGAGGGCAATCCTGGCATTGCCAAGGCGAAGGCTGCGGCTGGTCTGGTGTTTGGGGAAATTGTGTATCCAACCTTCAATGAGTCTGATCTGCCTTCTAAGCCAACAGACTTCAATGACTTGCACACCTTGCAAGGGATTGAGGCAGTCAAGGAGCAGATTGAGAGAGTGGCTCTGCCTGCCATAGACAAATTAGCATTCGAGTTCACCAGAGCAGATAGCTTGGAACTCACGGAGATAAAGTGGGTGGTGGATGATTACATCGAGGCAGACTCGCTGGCGCAGGTGTTTGGCGATCCAGGCGGCGGAAAGTCCTTTGTGGCCATTGATCTTGCCTGTTGCGTTGCAACTGGCAAACCTTGGCATGGGCATGATGTCAAGCAAGGCAGCGTGTTCTACATCGCTGGTGAAGGGCACAACGGCTTGGCCAGAAGGTTAAAGGCATGGCAGATTGGCAACGGCACATCTCTAGCCAACGTCCCTCTCTACAAGTCCCATCGTGCGGCTCAGTTGTATGACGCAACAGAGGCGGCAGTTGTGGCTGAGTCGATTAAGCAGTTGTCAGCAGAGGCGAACTGCATACCTTCCATGATTGTGATTGATACCTTGGCCAGAAATCATGGTGGTGACGAGAACAGCACTCAGGATATGAATGCGTTTATCCAGCATCTGGATGTGTATCTGCGCCAACCTTGGAAATGCTGTGTCATGGTGGTTCACCACAGCGGAGTTGCAGACAAGGACAGGAGCCGTGGAAGTACAGCGTTAAAGGGTGCATTGGATGCGGAATACAAGTGCCAGTTGGATTCAGGCACAAAAACCATAGCTTTCGAGTCAAAAAAGATGAAGGATGCGGAAATGCCAAGTCCCAAGAACTTCCAGATCACCCAAGTCGATCTACCAATCAATAACAAAAACGGGATGCCAGTTCGAGGTGCATATCTGACAGCGGTAGACATTTCGGGATTAGTTAGCCAAGTGCAAAAGAAGACCTACCTCTCACCAAACCAGAAACAAGTGATGGAATGCTTGGTGATGCTAGAGGTCAGTCTGTTTCAGAATCACCAGTTAAGACCAGTTGGATATGACGAGTGGAGAGACTCAGCCAAAGAGCATGGAGTTAAGAACAACAGATTCTGGGAAGTAGTAAAAAGTATGATATCTAAGGATTTGGTGGTTGAGGTAGATGGTGGTTATAAGAGCAAAAATAGCCAGCCAAGTGAGGTAAAGGTTGATTGATTTGCATCCGAAGTCATCCGAAGTCATCCGAACAAGGATGATTCGGATAATAAGGATAGCATCCGAATCATCATCCGAAGTCATCCGAAACCATCCGAAACCATCCGAAGTCCGTCCTGCCAATCATCCGAATCCTTCCTCCTTAGTCTATAGACTAAGGAAGGATCGGATGGCGGACGGATCGGATGATCAGGATCGGATACGGGATTTGGCAATTGGGTTGGTGTTTGGTGAAGAAGGTAAGAAATGATTGAAATAAGGATTGAAATGAAGATTGTCTCAACTGCGAACTTAAGACTACATTGGGCTGTTAAGGCTCGTTTGGCGAAAAGTCAACGGCAAAAGGCGTTTAACTCCTTGGCATCGGTGGCCGTTCCGCCGCCATTACCCCTGACCTTGGTGCTAACGAGGATTGCGCCCAGACAGTTGGATGGTGACAACCTTCAGTCGGCGTTCAAAGCTACCCGTGATGGTGTCGCTGATTGGCTTGGCGTAGATGATGGGCATAAGCAGCTTGATTGGCAGTATCGGCAGCGTTCTGGTGGTGCGAAGGTTTATGCTGTTGAGTTGGAGGTGATTTAGCGTGGTGTATCCCTGTCAGACCAATACTGTCTGGTTTAAGCGCAAACTGGATGATGCGGACAGAAAGATCATCTTGGCCGCTGGTTCTGGAAACCTGACAGATGGCTGGCATCATCTGCTCGAAACTTACCAGAAACTGTGGGAACTTGGATACAGACCTAGGAAGGACTTGTATGATTTCTTGGGTGCTGATATGCAAACCCAAGAAAAACCCGTTGTAGGCGATTCTGATGCGTTTTAGATGGCATTGTTGGAACTTTGCTCAGTCTGCCAAAAACTAGTGATAGTCAGAACAAATCAGTTTGTTAAAGTCAATAGTCAAAACCTAATTAGTCTCAGTCAATCGGATGTTTAAAGTCGATAGTCAAAACCTAAGGTATAGCCAAAATGCACCATCTGACTCTTTCATCTTTTTCTCTTGGCCAGCCAAATTCGCCCGCCCGAATCGCCAGTTATCCACAGGCCAGATGGCCAGTTATCCACAATTGCTGTGGACTGTGCAGAAACGCAACACAATTCTCTGTATAACCTGTGCATAACTACAAAATAACTTTACATAATGAACATAGTATTAAGTAGACAGACAAAACTGTTCGGGTTTTCCCTAGGATTTTGCGTTTTTGCATGGGGGGAGGGGGGTCTGCCTCGGGGAAAATTTTTACAGGTGCCCCCTCCCCACAAAAAAAGGTAAAAGGAGTAAAATTTTGTTATGAGTGAACTCGAATTGAAAAAAAAGGTTGGCCGTCCGAAGGGTGTAAAGAAACTCACTATCCAGCGGTGGGCGGCGAACCCCTCTCTGTCGCTGCCGAAGACGGATCACCAGAGGATCAAGGAGTTGAAAGACCTGATGATTAATTCTGGTGGAAGGGATGTAGCGCAGAAGGTGATAGAGATTGCGTTGAACGATGACCATCCAGGCCAAATGGCCGCCTTGAAGATGTGTTTGGATAGAACCCTGCCAATAACGCTGTTCGACAAGGAAGCCAAGCAAAGGAATGCGGTAACGATTAACATCACGGGCATTGGTGAGGTGAACCATGCCCATACGATTGAAGCTGAAGACATCGAGGCGAAAGAATGAGCGATCTAAACTTCTCCCTTCTCCCTTGGCAAGAAGAGGTCTTCAAGGATAAGACGAGGTTCAAGGTAATCGCCGCAGGCCGAAGGTGTGGCAAGTCTAGGATGGCAGCAGTCACCCTTTTGATCGAAGCCTTACGTTGTCCAGCTGGATCAGCTGTTCTGTACGTTGCCCCTACCAACGGGCAGGCTAGACAGATTATTTGGCAAGTCTTGATGGAGTTGGGGCGAGAGGTTATCCAGAATGCTCATATCAATAATCAGGACATTACAACCATAAATGGGGCAACCATCTATGTTCGAGGTGCTGATAGACCTGATACCCTCCGAGGAGTCTCCCTCACTTATGCCGTTTTGGATGAGGTGGCAGACATTAAGCCAGAGGCGTGGGAGCAAGTCGTGAGAGCCTCACTTTCGGACAAAAAAGGGAAAGCCCTGTTTATCGGAACTCCGAAAGGGAGGAATTGGTTCTATGACCTTTTTAAACTTGGCGAGAGCGAGGAAGACCCTGATTGGAAATCTTGGCACTTCACTACCAAAGACAATCCCCTGATTGACCCTACTGAGATTGAATCTGCCAAGAAGACACTATCCACCTTTGCTTTCAAGCAAGAGTACATGGCATCCTTCACCAATGCTGGTAGCAATGTATTTAAGGAAGAATGGATCAAGTATGGGGAAGAACCTCAGTATGGCAGTTACTACTTGGCCATTGACTTGGCAGGGTTTGAGGAAGTTGCCAAACAAGCGGCTAACTCTAAGAAAAGGTTAGACCAGAGTGCTATTGCTGTTGTGAAGGTAACGGATGATGGCAAATGGTTTGTCAAAGAGATTGTTTATGGTAGGTGGGACATCCGTGAGACTGCGGCAACCATCCTGATGAAGATGCGAGATTACAGACCTCTGGCAGTAGGGATAGAGAGAGGTGCGCTAAAAAACGCAGTTCTTCCGTATCTTTCTGACCTTATGCGTAAAAATAATGTATATTCCCACATAGTAGACTTAACGCACGGCAACAGGAAAAAGGCTGACAGAATTATCTGGAGCCTCCAAGGTCGATTTGAGCATGGGCGCATCATCTTGAACAGCGAAGAGGATTGGGATGAATTTAAAGATCAGCTTCTTTTATTTCCCGCCATTGGAGTGCATGATGACTTGCCAGATGCGCTAAGTTACATAGATCAATTGGCTGTTACCTCGTACTTTGAAAGCATAGAAGAAGATGAGTGGGAGCCTATAGATATAATTTCTGGTGTTTGAGGATAACAAATGGCAACAGATAAAGAAGTGAAGATCGAAGATCAGGGTGTTTACGATGAGCCTACACAGGCTGACAAAGACTTAACTGCCTTTGTTGTTGACCATTGTGATCGCTGGCGTGATTACAGAGACACGAACTTTCTTCCCGATTGGCTTGAGTACGAGCGCATTTTCCGTGGTGAATGGGCGGTAGAAGACAAGACCCGTGAATCTGAACGTTCACGTATTGTTACCCCTGCGACTCAGCAAGCTGTTGAGACTCGCCATGCTGAGATTATTGAAGCAATCTTTGGTCAGGGTGACTTCTTTGACATTGAAGACAACATCCAAGATGTCAATGGCAACCCCATAGACATTGAGATGATTAAGCGTCAACTTACAGAAGACTTTAAGAAAGACAAGATCAGGAAGTCCATTGACCAGATTGAGTTAATGGCTGAAATTTATGGCACAGGCATTGGCGAGATTATTGTCAAGACTGAGAAAGAGTATGTGCCAGCGACTCAGCCAATCCCTAATCAGATGGGTCAAGCTGCTATTGGAGTTTTGGAGAAAAACCGAATTGGTGTGAAGATCATGCCAATCAACCCCAAGAACTTCTTGTTCGATCCAAATGGTACGAGCGTTGATGACTGCATGGGTGTGGCCATAGAGAAGTATGTCTCTATCCATAAGATTGTTCAAGGCATCGAGGCTGGTATCTATCGCAAGGTAAACATCACCACTACTGGTGATGACTCTGACCTTGAGCCTACCCAAGAGGTAAGCCAATACCAAGATGAGAAGGTTCTACTCCTCACCTACTATGGTCTTGTCCCAAGGGAATACCTAGAAAATCTAGAAGAGAACAAAGAGATTGTTGACCTTTTCCCAGATAACTCTGAGGCAGAGGAATATGCTGACTTGGTAGAAGCGATTGTGGTGATTGCCAATGATGGCCAACTCCTAAAGGCTGAAGCGAATCCTTATATGATGAAGGACAGGCCAGTTTTAACTTATCAGGATGACACAGTACCAAACAGATTACTAGGCAGAGGCACAGTAGAGAAGGCGTTCAATATGCAAAAGGCTATTGACGCACAGACTCGATCACACTTAGATTCCTTGGCATTGACTACTAGCCCCATGATTGCTATGGATGCAACCCGTTTGCCACGGGGAATGAAGTTTGAGGTAAAGCCTGGCAAAGCGATCCTCACCAATGGCGCACCTTCTGAGATTCTCTATCCCTTTAAGTTTGGTCAAACTGACCCCAACAACTTGGCTACGGCCAAAGACTTTGAGCGTATGTTGTTGCAAGCTACTGGAACATTGGATTCCCAAGGCATGATCAGCAATGTATCAAGAGATGGTGGTCAAGGCGGTATGTCTATGGCTGTCGCTTCTATCATCAAGAAGTACAAACGCACTTTGGTGAACTTCCAAGAGGATTTCTTGATTCCATTTATCAAGAAGGCAGCTTTTCGTTATATGCAGTTCGATCCAGAGCGTTACCCTTCTGTTGATATGAACTTCATTCCTACGGCAACGCTAGGCATTATTGCTAGAGAGTACGAGCAACAACAGTTCATTGGCTTGTTGCAGACTTTGGGTGCAAATACTCCTGTCTTGCCTATTTTGCTTAAAGGAATTGTTGGAAACAGCAGTTTGTCTAACAGAATGGAGTTGATGGCCAAGTTAGATGAGATGATGCAACCTGACCCACAAGCGCAACAAATGCAACAAGCGCAACAGCAGTTGGCATTGCAAACCGCACAGGCTAATATTGCGGTGCAAACTACTCAGGCAGAACAGAATAGGGCAGAGGCAACCAAGCTGACAGTTGAGGCACAGCTGCTCCCGCAAGAGGCGCAAGCCAAAGCGATGGCAGCGGCCACCAAGAATCTGCCAAATCAGGATGATATGGCATCCAAAGAGTTTGATAAGAGAGTCAAGATTGCTGATTTGATGTTGAAAGAGGCTGACATCAAGAACAAATCTAAGATTGTTGAGTTACAGATGGCAGATAAGGTCAATTCCCAGAATCAGGTCAAGCAAGACTTCCTTACTAAACTGACAAATGGCTTAAATAATGGCTAATATCAAGGAACTTATCCAAAGCATTGAGTCAAATGACTCATCTTTTGATGAGAAGTTGGCTGCCATCACAAAAGTGGAAGAAACCCTTGTGGCCATGCGCCAGCAAGAGGAAAAAGCTGTTCAAGACAATGTAGATTTGATAGTTGAAGCTATCAAAGTGATGGAAAACAAGGTCACAGCACAACTAGAGGTTGCCAAGTCGATTGTTCCTGAAAAGGGTGACAAGGGAGACAAGGGCGATAAGGGTGCAGATGGTCGGCAAGGCGTAGATGGTAAGAATGGGCAAAATGGCGTAGATGGAAAAGATGGGATAGACGGCAAGGATGGTGTTTCTGTCTCAAATGCTCAGATTGACTTTGATGGTTCGTTGGTTATTAGTCTTTCTACTGGTCAACAGATCAATGTTGGCGAGGTAGTGGGACAGGATTTACAAGAAAAAATCCATCACATTACAACAATGTCCACTAATAATGGTGGAAGTGGTGGTAGTGGCACAGTTACAAGCGTAGCGGCAACAGTTCCAGCATTTCTATCAGTTTCTGGTTCTCCAGTTACAACAACAGGCACATTGGCAATTGATTTGTCAGGCACAGCATTGCCTCTCGCCAATGGTGGAACGGGTGGAACAACTGCAAGTGGTGCTAGAACAAGTCTTGGGCTGGTAATAGGCACAGATGTTCTTGCCCCAACGGGTTCAGCCGCATCCCTTACAGGATTCCCGACATTTAATCAGAATACGACAGGAACTGCGGCTTCCACCCCTAAGTTGTTGACTACCAACTTCACGATTGAGGAATCAGGTGGCAAGTTGCTGTTTAAATATGGTGCAACTACAATAGCCTCAATGTCTTCAACTGGAGTGATTACTTCAGCAACTAATATTATTGCAAATGGAACACCATAAAGGAAAAATATGGCAACGACAGTAACCCTAAAACCCAATGCGATT